ACACGTTACGTATACGTATACGGAATTTTGGCAACCAAGGCACGATCACGTTACATATACGTGACGGTCATTCGAATTATTTGGGTCCGGGTGCGTCCTCTATTGACCCCGTCCCATTCAAAGCATCGGCGATAGTCCCCGATGTCCGTTCCGCAGCCGACCGCATAGGATCATCGGCAAGGTGGGCATAGCGGGCCGTCGTCTGGACGTTGGTGTGACCGAGTAATTTCCCGGTCATGTACAGCGTATCCCCGGAACCGACCGAGAATGACGCGAAGGTATGGCGAAGATCATGGATGCGAACGTCGGTAATACCGGCTTTTTCCCGGATGCGCCGCCACGGGTGTTGCAGGTCGTTTAGGTGCTGACCCGGGTTTTTCCCGGTAATAACATACGGGTTATCCGGTATTTGATCGATATTGGCGAGACATTCCAAGGCCGCTTGACCGAGGTAAATCTTCTTTTTACCGGTCTTTGAGTCGGGTAGCTCAATAACGTTACCCTTGATATAGGACCACTTGAGGGTCTGGACTTCACCGAGGCGGCAACCCGTGAACAGGAGTAACCGGTATGCGTTGATCGCGGACCCGATCTCAGACCCGGTATTTTCGGCTTCCGCCAGCACTTGGCCAAGGCGTTCGATTTCTTCCGGGGTGAGATAACGTTCGCGTTTTTCTTCTTTGTACTTTTTGACATGACGGCACGGGTTCGACCCGTCCGCTCGAAGTCCCCAGACCTCACACAGATTGAACAACTTGGACAACACGCCAAGGGTCCGGTTCGCTTGATAGGGCTTTTCGCGCATGTCGTTATGGACCTTGGTGATGTCGGTCCGGGTGATATCGGAAATCTTGTGCGCGCCTATGGCGGGTTTGATGAAGAGTTCGACCGAACGCCCGTATTCCTTCGCCGTGCTTTCCTTGCAATGGACCGGGACGTATTCGGTCATGAACCGGTCACAGACGACGCCAATCGTTGGCGCGCGCCGTTGGGTGTGAATGTCCTCTGCCGGGTTCTCGCCTTTGGCAATGTCGCCTAACAGCTTCTTGGCTTCCTTGCGCGCTTCCTCTGGCGTCATGACGCCGTGGGGCGCGATGGTGACGCGCCGCGTCCTTCCGCCGCTTCGGTATTGGACGAGGAAGGACTTCCGTCCCGAACGCATGACGCGAACGCCGAAACAGGCAAGCTCGCTATCCCAAACGAAGTAATCCGTGTCTCGCACTTCCAAGGCTTCTACGCTACGCTTTGTGAGCTTCGGCATAATTCCGTTCTTCCTTCTCAATGATATATGGAAGCACTATGGAAGCAGTAGGGCGGGAATTGGGAAGCATGACAAGGTATGTAAGGGTAAAAGTGAACGTTTAATAAGTACGTTTAAACAGTAAGTTATGTATGTTTACCGAAATCAGGCGCAATTGGACGTAACACAACTAAACTAACTCATAACCTGAAGGTCGTTGGTTCAAATCCAACCCCCGCAACCAAATAAGCCCGTAACCTCAAATGGTTACGGGCTTTTTGATTCCTGGTCAATGCGCCGAAATAAGTCATGTCAATACTGCGTCAACAAGTAGGCGGGCGAGCACTGGCACTGTTTTGCGCGGTATTTATTATAATGTCGTACTGTGATATACACAGTGTAGTGTGAAAATATATTGCAAATACATTATGTAGAATGAGCAATGCAACTTCCGTGAAATGTTTTATAAGTATTTTTAGGTAATTTTACGATGGCTGATATTGGATCTCTTTGGGCAGGGCGGGTTTATGGTACGAATACGGGGAATCTGTTCGTAAAACTGGTTCCATCTGAAGATGGTGTAACTGGAACGTTACGATTTATGGATTCTATTTTTGGAATCGTGGTTTATGAATTGACCGGTAATTTTGTAGACGGAAAATTGAGTTTGATGGGCGAGCCAACGCAGGCTGCTCCCGGTGTCGAAGTTGGAAAGATAACTGTTGATGCAACGCTACAGCAACAGGGAGGTCTTCATGGAGAATGGAACACTGAACTCGGAACCGCTGGAACTTTTGAGCTTTTTCCTCATGATTTAAGAAGGCCAAATCAGGTTGACCAAGCAGGTTCCCCTGTTCCTGAACAATTTCATACATCCCGCTTAACAGTGGGAGCAGTTCGCTTGTACCTGGAGGATGTTCGAGGTGTATCGAATGCGATCCGAAAGGATTTTTCTGTTGGGCGAGTTATCGTAACATATAAAATTTCTGGCATAGACAGGACGCGCTACTTTGAGGATTTTGAAAAAGATGTTCCTGCCGATACAGAAATCCAATATTTAAAACTTATCATCCAAGAACCAGAGGCGCATGGAATTAATAAGCTTGTGATTGTCGAGTTAGACTCGCAGGGTCGAAACGATGTTATTGTTCAGAGTATTAATGAGTCCTGGGCTATAGGAAGATCAGAATCGCTTGTGAGGCACATGCAGCGGTACGAGAAAAGTTTAGTCACAAATTTCAGAAAGTTTGGGCTCGGATTAAATCAAATAATTTTTGCGGCAATGCTTGTCCTTATTCCAGAAGTTGAGACTATTACTGAACGGGCAATATTTGCATTCATTGTTTTCGGGTTGCTGATGGGAATTGTATGGGCTCATCAAAGGTTTCTTCCAAATGTAATTGTGAGTTTCTCAGTGAGGAAGCCAGGTATTATAAAGCGAATGTGGCCGGTATTTCTGTCTTGGCTGATTGCTGCAACGGCATCCTTAGCAGCGGCGCTTGCATTCTATTTGTTGACCAAAGACTCATCTTGATGCTTGCTGACCGGCAAGCGCGATGATCTACGGCTGATTAAAACAGGTCGGCATGGAGAGCTTGCGCAGAGCGTTGTGGGCAAGACCAAGGTGCTGGGTCATGGGCAGGGTCCAGGTGGGGATGAGATCCGCCATAGCCGCAGCGTGCCCCTCTATTTCCTCAATCACCTGCTTGATGTTGTGGGTGCCGTTGTATTCTTCGGCTGAATTGCGCAGGTCCTTGCATATAACCATGATGGTGCCGTATGTGTGCAACGCCTCGACCTGGCTATTGGCTTCTTCTAGGACTTTCAGCAAAACAGAAATTGCCTCCAGATGAGCCTTAACATCTTGATACATCATGCCGCCACCGTCGCGATCCCGTCGAGCCGAACTTTGATTGTTGCCGTGCCGTTGCCAGCAGCTAGGGTCGCAACACCAAGGGGGAACATGCCGGTTGCAGGCACGACCACCTTGCCGGTGCTGCTGTTCCACGCCACCCGGTCGCCCTGAGCGATGACGGCGGTGGATAGCTTGGGCAGTTCGTAAACGCCAACGGTAGCGATCTCGACCTCATCTCCGGCCACAGCGTCCAGCACCGATATGCCAAAAATGTTGCCGACAAGCACGCCGTCGCCGCTGGCGATGTTGGCCGCTGCCGTGACGGTAATAATATTTCCGTCCTGAATAAATGTCTTCATAGTCAAAGTCCTTTCGATGATTGAATGCGAATGACCGACACGTGGCCTTGGCTCGCACCGACGATCCGGCGTTCCAGATCAGCCAGTGCATTTGCCATTTCAGCATCGGAGCCATAGGTGACGCGTTTATCGCCGTATTCGACGGTTCGGACGCCCTTGTATCGGGATTCCATAAGCGCATCACGCCATGTGGTGAGTTGAGCGAGGTCTGCCATTATGCGCCCGCGTTGGCGAACCAGCCCCTGTGATCGACGAAACCAGCGCCGTAGTCCAGAATGACCCTGATCTCGACGCCATCCACGTCCCAGCCGGATTTACTTTCCACCTGTGGGCCTTCTCCACCGGCGAGGTAGGAAAACTCAAGGCCGTCGATCTCGGACGGATCGGCTGTGATGTACCAGCGGGTGGCACTGGCCAGCCGGGGCTCGATCACCAGAGACAGACTACCGGAGAACGGATTGACGTCTGCTGCCTTGGCAGCAGCTACGGTAGCCAACCACTTCTCGGCTTCAGTTTCCAGGGCAGGCGGCACCAGTAGATATTTAGGCGTCACTCGGATAGGCTCGCCAGAAAGGCCTTTCTGAGTGCGAAGGGCTAAGCGGGCCGCAGACAATGTGGTGTCAGAAATTACCGCGCCGGTGCCAGCTTTGTTGCTATGATCGGCATGGAACAAAACCTTGGTGTCGTCCATCTTGGGACCGTTGCCACTGTTGGATTCCAGAAGATCGACCAGAACGCGCGCCTCGGTCTCAGCCGCCGCCTGTCCCATACGGCGAGCAAGATCAGAAAATGCACCAAGATCATCATTGACCAGCACTTGGCGGGTGATGCCGATCTTGCGCGCCCAGGTCTCGACCTTGTAGGCCTCTTTGGCCTCGGTCATGGTCCCGGCCTTGATCTCGCCGTGTTCGTTCAGCTTTTCCAGCATGGGAGCTTCACCCAGCATCAGTTTGTTGATGGAGCGAAAATCCTTGGCCGTGGTTTGACGTCCCAGGCGGCGGATGCCGGAAGGGGCTGTTTGATAGGCGTCCCGCAGGGTACGGCCCACCGTATCGCCAAGGATGATCGGAAAATCAGACGTGGTGTGCAGGGCGCGCGTAATCAGAGAAGCAGGCGACATGCCCGTGGTTTGGCCTCCTCGCAGGGACAGCAGTTCCTTTGCCATATCCACTGGCGTTGCATAGGCATAACGGCGGGCGGGCTCGGAAAGCTCGTGGCCGGGATTGATCCGGCTATAGAGAGCTTCGCCCATCTGCCGGGCGCGGACCTCTGGGTCATCGTGAGAACTGACGATCTCCACCCGTGTTTGTTCGGTGCGAATATTGTCACCGCCACGTTTGGCCAGTTCGTCGAAGGCAGCGCGGCGGGCCTCGTCGGCATCAGCTTGCCGGTCGATCAATCCGTCGACGAAGGATTGGTCCAATCCTGCCACGTTGGCGATGGAGCGGATCTCCGTGTTGATGGTGACGCGGGTCTGAATAACATCCGTTCCGACATTGCCATTGTTATTGGTCGTTTGCGCCGGAGTATCTTCGGACGCGGCGTTCTGGTGTTCCATGTTATTTTCCTCCATGCGAACGGTTGCGCCCGGATCGGCGGGCGAAGGGACAAGAGAAATCTCGTGTGGGGTCCATTGGGTTGCCGTGCGGACACGAGTGCCGTCCTCAAGGCTGTCGGCCCATTGTTCGACCGAGTATCCAACGCTGATGTGGCGCAGTATCCCGGCGGTCACATCTTGCCAGATGGGCTCGACCTCGGGCCGGGCCGAGAACTGGATGGTGGCGGTGCCTTCCTTGCCAGTGACTGTGGCATCACGGACGGTGCCGAGCACGTCACGTACTGCTGTTTGGCGGTGGGCATCCAGAACGCTGGCACCGATTAATCGGGACAGGTCAACGGCTTTCACATCAAGGCTCAGACGCTCGACATAGTTGCCATCAAAATCTCGGCGTTTGACCGAGGCACCGGTTGACCAGATTACTTCGACGGTGCGAGCATCGGTGTTGACGGACTGGGGCGCGAAACTGGCGCGTCGGGTGATAACACTGATGGTATCAGGCATTGGCTGCCTCCTGTTGTTGATCTGCTCGGCGCGAGCCGAAGCACAGTCCGAGGGCATCGGCGCGCTCCTTATCGGCGGCAATCTCGGCATCGATGTTCTCAGCGTCATAACCGCGCTCGGAGATGGCTTGTGTCCGGGACTTCAAACCGGCGTCAATGGCGAGAATTTCCGCCTCCACGTCTTTCTTTGGGTCCACATAGTCGAACTTGGGCGGTAGCCACTCACAGCCGAGATAAGCGGCGGGGTTTTGATCGAAGTCATGGGCGGGCAGGTCTCCTGCCAAAACGGCAAGGCGGACAAAGCGTTCCCACACCGGGCGGCAAAATTGATAGACGACGATGTTGTGTTGCAACTGGTCCACACGGCGGCGAAACTCAATCAGCCCGGCGCGGATCGAGGAATAGGTAACACCTTCAAGATCGCCCGAGACCAACTCGTAAGGCAGGCCCATGCCAGCGGCGACGGCGCGTAGGTGATTTTTGACGAAGGGTGCGTAGGCGTCATGTTCTGTTGGAGTTGAAAACCGGATGTCGGCACCGGGAGGGAGCGGGATTAGGCTGCCGGGCTCCATGCCGACGGTGAGAACGCCGGAGTTGTTGTTGCCGGACAAACCGCCCACGGTGCCGTCCGGGTCGGTTATGAAGCCGGTGAACAGGGCCGCGACCTTGGCTTTAACTAAGGAGGCATCCTCAAATTGATCCAGTTCATGAAGCCGCAACAGCACCGGTGCCAGCCATGTAATACCGCGCAGTTGCCCGGCGGCGAGCGGTTTAAACAGGTGAATAAAATCGATGGCGGGGACGCGGGTTGGTTCCATGCGAAAAGAACCAAGCGGGTCACCGGGCCGGGAGGTTAAAACCCGGTAGGCAACGCGCTGTCCGGCAGAGTTAAACTCGATGCCAGCACGAATGCGCGCCCCGCCGCCGATCTCACGATGCAGGTCTGTTGGGACCTGCTCGCGATCCAGAAGCTCAATGGAAAGGGGAACTGAGGAACCGGCCTCGGGCATAACCCGGAGCCTGGCGAAGCTCTCGCCGCTTTCGACCATCGCCCTGACGGCCATGGATTGCAGGCCGTAGAAGTCTGCAAGGCCACCGGCGTCGGCATGATCGGTCCAGCGTAGCCAAAGGGCCTGCAGGGTCTCGCGCACTGCGCGGTCGGGGTGGGTCGATTGCGGCTTGATGCCCGCGCCGACCACGTTGCCGACCAGGCTGTCCACCGCCGTTGTAACCCAGGGATTGTTCCGTGCGTACCATCCGGCGCGTCTTGCCGCTGTCGTTGCACCGGCCAAGATCGTCGCGTTCAGGCTGTCTACCGTATGGGTTGATTCCCAACGGCGACCGCCACCCGCCGCGTCAAACGAGCGTGTGTTGCCAAGGCCAAGAAGTTTTTGAAAGAGGTTCCTCATGCCATGGATTCTTGCACAGAGCGGAATCCTTGGCTATTCGGAGAGATTGGGAAAGGTTGTCGAAAATTAGGAGGAATGGGTGAGGACTGTAGACCGCTTAATGCGCTATGACTCTCGCGCGACCACCGTGTCGTAAAGTCCGTAATTGGTCAGGCCTTCGTGGCTCTCAATGCCGGTATAGCGCAACGAAGCATCCTCATAGCGCCGGAATGCAAACACAGCCTGATTCATCTGCTCGGTGTTAAATACCTTCAGACGTACGAGCAGATGGAAATCGGCTACCGTCAGTCCGGTAACGGTAAAAAATAAATCTGGCTCAAGTTTGGTGATTACATCTTGCAGTGTATTTTCCCGGAAATCGGTCAGGTACATGAAGGCTGGGATACGCGTTGCAAACTTGATTAGCTTTTCCTGAACGAGCTTGCGCTTCGATTTATATTCCTTCTCCTCGGCGGTGAGTTCTTTCTTCTCACTCGGGGTCAGGTCGCGTTCCTTGCCCTTCTTCTTGAGGTCTTTCACTTTGTCGCTCTTGTTGATGATGGTCTCGATGACGTTGTCGCCGAGCGACCGCCAACCTTCGATGCGCTCCACGGCCGCCATGGCTTCTGGATTGTCCATAATGCGCCGCAGCGTGTCGTTGTCCACGTTCACCAAAAGCGCGCTCTCCCACTTGCGGGCAAGCAGCGTGGCCGAAGTGCCCGCCATGGCGATATCGAGGATTCCCCCTGCGTCGATTTGGGTCATGTTCGCGCCGTCGTAGGCCAGCACCGGCAGAAAGGATACGAGGTCCTTCACTGCGTTTTCCGGGTTTGGCTCATTGGGAGAGAGGCCGATGCCGTATTCCGAAAGTTGCCGCAAGGCACGGGTCGGTGCAAAGTCGAACACGAAGCAAATGGGCTTGAGAATTTCCTCTTCGTTCGGATTATCGCC